GATTTATTGATGAGCACGGAATTCCTGTATTCACTACTCCTGACATCGATGTGTTCGACCCAAGTGGTGAATTAATAGACGTAGGCGTAATAGATAACTGGCAAAACGAAGTAGATGGTTTAAAAGGAGATGCTGACGCGTTAAATGAATTCTACCGTCAGTTCCCAAGAACAAAGGAACACGCTTTTAGAGATGAGACTAAGAATAGTATATTTAACTTAGTAAAAATATACGAGCAGATAGATTACAACGAAGAGATGTCAAATACCCTAGGAGTTACTCAAGGTAATTTTCAATGGGTGAATGGTGTGAAAGATTCTCAAGTGATATTCTACCCAGATCCTAAGGGTAGATTTAAAGTAAGTTGGGTTCCGCCTCAACAAATACAAAACAAAGTCGTTCTAAAAAACGGCATTAAATATCCTGGTAACGAGCATATGGGAGCCTTTGGATGTGACAGTTACGACATATCAGGAACTGTAGATGGAGAAGGGTCAAAAGGAGCTTTACACGGATTAACTAGGTTCTCAATGGAAGATGCTCCAGCTAATAGCTTCTTCTTAGAATACTTATCAAGACCACCAACCGCAGAGATGTTCTTTGAGGACGTTCTAATGGCTTTAGTATTTTATGGGATGCCTATACTCGCAGAGAACAATAAACCTCGTCTCTTGTACTATTTAAGACGTAGAGGATACAGAGGGTTTAGTATGAATAGGCCGGACAAAATCTGGAACAAGTTGTCCGTCGCAGAAAAAGAAGTAGGTGGAATACCCAATTCAAGTGAGGATATAAAACAAGCTCACGCTGCAGCTATTGAAATGTATATCCAAGATCACGTTGGAATAAAACAAGATGGAACGCTTGGAGATTTATACTTCAACGCTTTATTGAATGATTGGAGTAGATTCGATATAAACAAAAGAACAAAACACGATGCGTCTATAAGTTCCGGTTTAGCTATTATGGCGAATAACAGGCATTTATATAGACCAAACGCAAAGGTTGAAAAACCTAAACTAAATATAAACGTTTCAAAGTATAGTAATACTGGAAACAATTCACGAATAATCAAATAGTAAATATGGCAGAGTCTGGCATTAAAAGTTATTTTCCGAGTCAAACTGTAGGCGATGCTGAAAAGCTTAGTTACGAGTATGGTTTAAAAGTCGGTAAAGCTATAGAACAAGAATGGTTTAATAGCGACAGAGGTTCTAATAAATATAAGAGCAACCACAATGATTTCCATAACTTAAGATTGTATGCTAGAGGCGAGCAGTCTGTTCAAAAATATAAGGATGAGTTATCTATAAACGGTGATTTGTCCTATTTAAATTTAGATTGGAAGCCTGTTCCAATTATTTCTAAATTCGTGGATATAGTTGTAAATGGTATTGCGGAAAGAACTTACGATATAAAAGCTTATTCTCAAGATCCTTTTGGAGTTGCTAAAAGAACTGAGTACATGGAATCTATATTGAAAGATATGAGATTAAAAGAGTTTAATGAAGCTGTTCAAAGAGAATTAAATCTAAACGTAAGAGAAAGTCAAGTTGAAGAATTACCAGAGACAAAAGACGAGTTAGATCTACACATGCAGCTTACATACAAACAAGCTGTAGAAATTGCAGAAGAACAAGCTTTAAGCGTTTTGTTTGAGGGAAATAACTATGAGTTAATCAAAAAGCAATTCTATTACGATCTTACTGTTTTAGGAATTGGTGCTGTTAAAACTAACTTTAACACCTCTGAAGGTGTTGTTGTTGATTACGTAGATCCAGCTAATCTTGTATATTCATATACTGATTCTCCTTATTTTGAAGATATATATTATGTTGGTGAAGTAAAAACTATCCCGGTAAATGAATTGGCAAAACAATTCCCTCATTTATCAGAAAGTGATCTTGAGGATATAATGAAAAATAAATCTAATAATAGATCTAACCACAATTCTACTCACACTTACGACAAAGAAGATAACAATACTATTCAAGTTTTATACTTTAACTATAAAACCTATATGAATGAGGTTTACAAAGTAAAAGAAACTGGAACAGGAGCTGATAAAATTATATCTAAAGATGATTCATTTAACCCTCCGGAAGACAAAGAAGGCGGATACAGTAAAATGTTAAGATCTATAGAGTGTTTATACGAAGGTGCAATGATTCTTGGTACTGACAAATTACTCAAGTGGGAGATGGCTAAAAACATGATGCGCCCAAAGAGTGATTTTACAAAAGTTAAAATGAATTATGCTATCGTAGCACCTAGGATGTATAACGGTAAAATTGATTCACTAGTAAAAAGAATCACTGGATTTGCTGACATGATTCAACTTACGCATTTGAAACTTCAACAAGTAATGTCTAGATTAGTTCCAGATGGAGTTTATTTAGACGCTGATGGTCTTGCTGAGATAGATCTAGGTAATGGAACAAACTACAGTCCACAAGAAGCTTTAAACATGTTCTTTCAAACTGGTTCTGTAATTGGGCGAAGTTTCACGTCAGAGGGTGATATGAATCCAGGTAAAGTACCTATTCAAGAAATACAATCTGGAAGTGGTGGCCAGAAAATGCAAAGTTTAATTGGTACATACAATTATTATCTACAAATGATAAGAGATGTAACTGGACTCAACGAAGCCAGGGATGGTAGTATGCCAGATAAAAACGCTTTAGTAGGTGTACAAAAACTTGCGGCAGCAAATTCAAACACAGCAACAAGACACATATTACAAGCTGGATTATTTTTAACAACGGAAACTGCACAATGTTTATCTTTAAGAATATCGGATATTATAGAATATTCTCCAACAAAAGATGCTTTCATACAACAAATAGGAGTGCACAATGTTGCAACGCTAAAAGAAATGTCAGAATTACATTTGTATGACTTTGGAATATTCTTACAACTACAACCCGACGAAGAAGAAAGAATGCTATTAGAAAATAATATTCAAATGGCGATTCAGCAGCAGATAATAGAACTTGCAGACGCTATTGACGTAAGAGAAATTAAAAACGTAAAACTAGCGAATCAACTTCTTAAGATACGTCGAAAAAGAAAACTTGAGAAAGATCAAGCAGTACAACAGCAAAATATGCAGTTGCAAGCGCAAATGAACCAACAATCAGCAGAAGCAGCAGCTCAAGGAGAAATTCAAAAAAATCAAGCGTTAAATGCTGGTGTAGCTGAAATAGAACAATTAAAAGCTCAATTAAGTTCTCAAAAAATGATGCAAGAAGTTCAGCACAAGAAGGAGTTAATGCAATTAGAATTCCAAATGAATATGCAATTAAAAAGTATGGAAGTCGAGAGCGTTAAAGGCAAGGAAAAAGAAAAAGAAGATCGTAAAGACGAAAGAACAAAAATACAAGCGTCTCAACAAAGCGAAATGATTGAGCAAAGAAATAGTGGTAAACCACCTAAAAACTTTGAGTCCTCAGGTAATGATATACTTGGTGGAGGTTTTGATTTAGGATCGTTTGATCCTAGATAAATTTATTAATTATTATTATATTATATTATGGAAGAAAAATTAGAAGAAGTAGTCGAGGAGACTACGCAAAAAAACCAACAAGATCCAGGTGACGAAAACGTGGTGACGGTTGATGAAAGTAAATTTGAATCTGCTGGAGACGACGATGTTATTAAAGTAGATTTAAGTAAACCCCTAACACCAAAACAAGATGAAACTAAAGAAGACAACGCTGACGACAGCGGAGTGGTTGCAAGCACTGATAATGCCGACACCCCACAAGAACAAGAAAAAGTACAACCGGAAACTGAAACACAAGAAACTCCAGTATTAGAAGAAATCACTGAAGATGAGGTTGAAGAAATAGCTACAGAAGTTGAAGAAGCTATAACTGAATCCATGGAAACTGGAAAAGATTTACCAGAAAACATCCAGAAGTTAATGGACTTTATGGAAGAAACCGGTGGTGATATAAATGATTACGTAAAACTTAATCAAGATTATAGCACTTTAAATGATGAGGCTTTGCTAAAAGAGTATTACACTCAAACAAAACCTCATTTAGACAACGAAGAAATTAACTTCCTTATGGAAGATCAATTCTCTTTCGACGAAGATGTAGACGAAGATAGAGATATAAGAAAGAAAAAAATAGCGTTAAAAGAGCAAGTTGCCAACGCTAAAAGCCACCTAGACGGGCAAAAGTCTAAATACTATGAAGAAATTAAAGCTGGATCGAAAC